GCGTCAATTCGACTGCTGGACTCACTGGCGCAACTTGCCATCCGGTTCCAGACGGAGTAAAGGTGACATCGGTACCAGAAACTGCGTCGCCCGACGTTCCCGAGTTTTTCACGTACAGACGACCGGTGATCGTGCCGGTGATCGAAGTGCTCGGCCGAAAGAACCGAATCTCAGTAAGCCATCCAACACCGGAAATTTGGAACTCGGCTCCTAGGGTGACCGGACTTGCGTCAGTAAACAGCGCTCCGCCATCTTCGGATGGCCACAGTTTGTAATCGGTCACCCCATTCACCAAACCTTACGACAGGGTAATTCTGAAGATACCGTTCGCGTTCCAAACCACCGTAAAGGTGCCGTTCGTCACCGAGTTCGCGCCACCGAAGTAGTTGTAGCAAATGCCGCGATCGGCCACCGAGGTCACCGTGTCGTCATACACCAAACAACCGTGCACATCGGACAGGGTTGCAGCAGATCCACTCGCCGTATCAGCAGCGTCAAAGAACACGACATCGGCCGTACCCGCGTTCACCGTTTGGCTAGTCAGTGCGACACCGGCTTGAGCCCACTGTCCCGCCTGGAAAACCTCATTAGCCGTCACCCACTGCGATGTAGAAGCGTTGTACGCGCTGAGCGTGTTCGACACGTCATTATCGGGAGTGATCGTGTTGTTGTATAGCGCAACCTTGACCGTGTCGGCATCAAGCCCGCCGAAGGTCGTAAGTCCCGTATTGATTAGCAGATCCTCCACGAACGACCGAAAGATCCTGCTGTTTGACCAAGCCATTTCCTATTCTCTTTCCGCTTTGGCTACCCCAGGAAATACGGCGCAGTCTTGGCCCTCATCACGAGTTACAACCACAGACATCACCGGTCGACCGTCTACATCGGTCTGGACCAATTCGCTTCCTACGTAATCCTGACGTTCAACCGCTTCTACCTTGGCCTTCTCTCCAACGCGAACGAGTGGGGACATGATCGCCCCGAGTTTTCCGCACGGATGAAAAGGCGACTTTGTGCTACCGGCCACCGTGTACGCTTTTGAATCGCAGTTAGGGCAATACCACTCGGTTGGGCCGCCAAGAATGATTGTCATTACAAGATCTCGCCTACCGCAATAGTTGCCGTAACTGTCGGACTCGTGCCACCGGTCAGGACGGTAAGGTTTGCTCTCGCGTACCTCGCGTGTGGAACATAAGATACTGGAGGCGAACTGCCAGTCACCGAACCAAAGTTCGTCTTTGTGCTAGTGTACTGTGCACTCGTGTTAGTTACCTGACCGGCAAAAAACCAATTCGATCCGTCATGAGACAACTCTAAGTAGACTCTCCAATCTGTGGGGCTACCGGTTGCGCTGGCATAAAGCGTGAACGCGTCCGAGACACCCTGAAGATCAACTGAAGAACCTGGCCCGGTCGAAGTAGCCGCATTAAGTGCGACAAACGGCAATATCGATTTCGACACTACGACCTCGTAACAGGCTTCCGACGTGGCTCACCAAGTGCGGCAATAGCACCAAAGACTCCACCGGTCGTCACGCCAGTAGACACGATTTTGATGCGCACATATCGCTTGACGCCAATGTAGCCAATTTCATTGACCTCATTGTCGTCTGTAGCGGCAACAGTCATCGAACCCTGAACAGACGCTGCCGCTGCCGCTGCCCACGAAGATCCATCCTCGCTGTCCTCAACGGTAATGGCATACGAACCATCCGTAACACTGCCCGAAAGCACGGTGAATGACACGCTGTTGAATCCGTACCGGTCAACGGTCGCGCCGTTAGTGGTCGTGTTGGTGCTGATGGTCTGATTCGTCAACGCCACTTTAGTGACCACGTGGTTATAGGTAGTAATCTTAGGCATTATTTCTCATCCCCGTCATTCTTCTTGGAACGGGTCACACGTGGCGGTGTCACACGTTTCTCGCCAGGCGAAGCCGAAGCCGCCTCGATAACAAGAGGGCCAACCTTCCGCTTGCCGAAAACCTTAACGGCCGAATCCAAGGATTCGAAACAGTTTTCCATGCCTGCCACAACAGGATCATCCGCGAATACAATATCTCCTGAGCACACCATAACTTGCTGCCCATTCAAGAGACGATAGAACGAACTCTTGCAGCGCAAAAGGTTTGCCATTAATTTGTCCAAATCTTCTCGTGGTATTACGAAACCGTGGTGGTCTCGACCCAAAAATGAAGGTAAAGACCACCACGGGGCGCAAAAACCGATTACGGCAGCTGAAGCATACGGAAAGCGCCATCGTTAACGCTGTCCGCACCAACACGGTAGTAGGCGTACCAGCCACGCTGACCAGTCGGGAACCGGTTAGTCGAACCAAACAGATGCGGAATGAACTCAACGGTCATACCCACACGGTCGGCGATAACGTAGTTCTGGAAATCACCATAGATCAGAACATCGTGACCCTGCGCCGGAGTCGCGCTCTGCATGTTCTCAGCCTCATAGGCCGGACGGCCCAGCAGCAAACCTGGCCGGTCCGCGCCGATCCTCTCCCACATGTCCGAACCACCGGACGTACCGAATGCACGAATCTTGTTGTAGTACACACGGTGGGCAAGCCAGGACGAGTTGCCCCGATAGCGAGCAGGAAGCGCATTGTCCAATGCGTACACGCTGTCCGCAGTAAACGCAGCCGAGGCGGCGGCACCCGGACCAGTCACGTTAGAAGCCGTGCCATTGAGCGCCGTCACGACACCGAACGGCTGGCCTGAACCAGTACCGCTAATGAACGCGGCGGCTTCCAGAGTGTCCTTGCCAAAGGCAAGAAGGCGCGCGACTTCCTGGGTAACGTTGGCCTCATCCTCAAGTGCCTCAATCGAAATCGGCACGAAGCCAGCCGCCTTGTGGACCGTGATCGTTGGCTGAGCGAAGGTCGGAGTGTCATCCGAAACCTCGGCAGCCTCAGCGTCCCACGACCAGTTAACCTGTCCCGCGCTCACGCCATTCCAGACGTCACCAGTGGCAACCACGGAACGAGCAATTTGCCGGATCTGGTTGAGCGAGCCATTCGCGGTGATGATCACCGTTGGGTCAAGCTGGAATGGAACCAGGTAGCCACCAGTCGAGTCCGTCAGCGACATAGCACGAGAAACAGCGGCCTGCTCTTCTGGGGTAACCAGGTGCCCCTTGCCGCGAGCCAGTTTCGACCACGCGCGCAGGTACTCCGGCGAAGAGGTCGCCAGCACAGTACGTGCGATACGAGCCTTCGAGTCATCGAACTGCTCAACGATGTTCGTACCGGCCTCACGGATCTTGTCGTTCGCACCGCTCATCTTTTCGATGGCAGCAATCGCACGAGCCGTGATCTCCTGGTTGACGGCAGCAGGATCCTTGCCGTACGTACGAACCTCGGACAGGTCCCATGGGTTGCGGAAACGCTTATCCTCAACCGAGTCGGGGTTCAGCAGGAAGTCAACATCGTAGTCGTCCCGCGAGCCACGCTCAGAACCAGGAACACCATCCTCAAAGGACGCGTGTCCGCTCGCCGCGCCACGAACGCGCTCACGTCCGATGATTTTGGTCAGCTTGGCACGGTCTGCCTCACGCTCTAGGTTTCGGATGTGCTGGTCAAGAACCTCAGCCTCGGAAACCATTTCGGACCAGGCGCGCTCATCCTCCATGGTAAGCTCAGCCTTGCCGTCAAGCCGCTCCAGCTCATCCTTAATGTCCTTCAGGCGATTGGTCGCCTGCTTGTGGGTAAGCCGAGTGGGGTCAAATGGGTTCTCGGTACCCTCATTCTTCGTCGTCATAATAATCTCTCATCCGCTTGCGCTGCCCGTCCAGAACGCCGTTAATCCAGGCGAGACGGGCGCGCCGAAGTGATTTCGGCATCGGTGAGTGCAACCGTGAGGGCGGCTCAACCGTTTTGTCTTCTGCGGCTTCCTCATCGGAAGTGCGTTCGTCCTCATCGGACCGTTCGGAAGTGCCCTCATCTTGGGCGGCTTCCTGCTCATCTTCGGAAGTGCGCTCGGCGGCTTCCTGCTCGTTGTTTGCGGCTTCCCGTAGTGCTTCCGTCTGCTCGGCAGTGAGAACCGACTCTGGCTTCAGAGTGTGATTCGTCGTAGAAGCAACACCAGAAGTGCTGTTTTCCTCCGTGTCCAGAACGTCTGCGTCGTCAGTCTCTTGGTTTTTAGTGTTCACAGTGATTCGTTCTGGCAAGTGAAGCTGTTTCGCCCGTGCCACAAGGTCTTCCACCATTTCGGGGTTACGCATGCGCACGCGGCCGTAATAATCGTCGGTCAAGCCACGAACTCCAGCAGTGGAATCCGGGTTGGCTGGAAAGGTCACGGGGCCGAACTCGTAGAGGCGAACCTCTTTAATGGTCCGCTCCGGAATACCATCAGGATTATGGTCCGACCGACCGGGGTCCTCGTTCCACTCCTCTTTGACCACACGGAACCGGAACGACGAGCCGTAGACGCCAGCCTCCAGGCCCGGCAGAAGGTCGCGGTTATAGGACGTGTCAAGAAGCTGAACTTCAGCAACAGGGCCGGTAACGGGATCTTCCCGCAGCGTCTTAATCGGACCGAGTACCTTGTTCCCGATGTGGTAGTCGTGACCGTGGTCGTAAAGAACCTTGATATTGTCCCGGTTTTCACGAATGGTCTTCTTGAAGGCCCCAGCAACCGTACGCTCTAGGAAGTTGCCTTCAAAGTAGGAGTTGATCTCATACCAGGTATTGAACTTCGAGAATTCGACAACCATGGTCGGCATCTCGCGAGTGTCATCACTCTCGGACCTAATCAGTTCAGGACGCGGGGAAATGGCGCGCACCAGGTCCAAATCTTTTAGTGTCTCCATTACCTATTCCTTGTCCTCTCCCGGCGTCTTCTGGGGAGCCTCTTCCTTTGTCGGTGCCGATCCACTTTGGGGAGTCATCACAGTTCCGGGCGGCTGCAACTGAACGGAGAACAATCCAGTGTGTTTGAGAAGGGTCCAGTCCTGTGCGGTAACGGCTTCAATAACTGAGTCAGCCTCAAAGCCGGAATCAATCAATCGGCCGATGGTCCGCGCTTCTTGCTGATTGATCTCAGCAAGGTCCTTTTCATCCTCACGAAGAAACGGATGCTCACGTGCGTCATACCAAAGGCGAGTCAACCCATCGGGACGTCCGGGTGGCTTCATGAGAACCGAAAGTGAGCCAACCACGTTCTGCCACAATGGATGCATTGTTGCGTCGGCGAGCCTACGACGTGCCTGTCCATAGTTTGAATAGGTTGCCGACGCAAGACCTTCTGAAAGACCAACGATGATAGGAGGTACGCCACCAGCGGCGGCAATTCGTGTTTCGCTGTGTCCCTGTAGCTGCTTGAAGTCGAGCTGTTTCATGTCGGTACCGACGACCTTTGCGTCAGCCCCCGCACCGAGGAACATCATCTTGTATGCGTTCTCGGGTCCGACGTGCTCTTTCTCAAGTACAGCCTTGAACTTCTGGAAGTTCTCGAAGCTAACGGCCTTGTCCAAAGTGATGACCATATTGGACGTTGCGCCGTTCTCCAGGAACCTCTTTTTGTGTCGCTGCATCAGCTTGTCGTTCTGAATTTCGCTGATAAGCGGAGAGATCCATGACATCCCACGATAGGTTGCTGTTGGATCTGGGATCGGTGCAAAATGCGCTACCTCATCCACGCTGAGGAACGTTCCTTCGTCCCCAGAGTGAATTCCCCCGTGGTAGTACACATATCCAAGTTTCGTGTAACCAACAGCTTTGTTCGTACCGTCCAGAAATCGCGGAAGACAGACTATCTGGATCCAATCTGGACGGAGCCGAACTAGCTCGTCGTGATCCTCGCTGCGCGTCCAATAGCTATTGCCACACAGGTCAACGTCCTGGATCATTCGAACCAAGAGGTCCTGCGTGGTTCCTCCAGGCCAGGGATTCTCCAGGATGGCCAGGTCTTTTGATCCGAACAGTTTGGACGGACGGCCGTCAGCGTTCTGCTTCTGCCATTGGATCCGAATTCCGGAGAAGACCAATGCCCGCACGGCCATCACGGAGAAGATCACGTCGTGCGTGGTCATCAGCTGCGCGAAAGCGCCGAAATTGGTCGGGATCTGCTCGGTGGCCTGCCCGGCTAGGGTTTGCTGCGTGAGTCCAGCTCCGTAGCCGTACGACATTCCATTATAGACGAATTCGTTAACCGCCGAGATGTAGTCCTCGATCGTAACGACGTGCCGCTCTTCTTTCTTTCCGAAGAGGGAACGCAAAAGGTTCGCCATTACGTCCCCTTCCGAACGTCATCATATGAATGCGGCAAAAGGAATCAATTCCTCTTCCTCTGGAACCTCAAGTAGAAACCAAGTGCCCATACACATTGCGATACACGCGTCGATGTGCCGCTTACTTTGTCCTTTGGTGAGCGTGAAACCGCCGCGCTCCTGTGGTCTAGACACGGCCGCATTTACGTGCGACTTAAGAACGGGATCACCGTCATGAACGATTTGCTTCTCAAGGATGCGCCGATACGTCTCCCCTACAGCGGGTGTCATGCGCTCCGGGGACTGTGGAAACTCAACAGCAAGAATGTTGTGGTCATCTTCGAGCATTCGCGCAGGCAGCTCGAAGAATCGAGGGTCGTAAACAACACCACGGAAGCCTTCGCCGCCGACAGCGGCAACGATGTAATCCCACACCTTTCCGTGGTGGATCTTCCCATCGGCGAACTGGTCTGCGGTCCACACCTTGGCCGTGACAGCAATACGGTCATCCGGCAGCCACTCGACGCGCGTAACGGAGACACTGTCGTGCTTCAGTGCAAAGTCGACAGACAAGACCCATGGATTTTCATTGCTGGAAACCCATGAGCCTTTGCAGTCTTCCCATGCTCCGGGGTGATCCTTAAGCCAAGATTCAACGCCAACGTCGACCCACTGATTCGCGTAGTAGCGCATCCATTCGTGGCTTGGCATGTCGGGTTGCTTCCACTGGTTAACCCGATGCTGGACGCTCCACTGTAGATCCGCAGCCTTTGAGGCGGCACGAACGGCAATGGCTCTGTGCTCAGGGTCTTCCAGGTTCAGTCCTTCGGGAGCCTCTTGCCAATCAAACAAGAGCTGTGGCGCAACACTTGGATCATGAAGGGCTTTCTTGCCCAGCTTGTAAATCGCGCCGAGCAACGACTTGTCAACATCGAATCCGGCCGTCGACAAACTGAGGATTCGGCCCGGCCCGCGAAGCGTTCGCCGCTTGGACGCCGACTTACCGATAACCGTCCTAACGCGAGCCTTGTTGCTTCCGGGCTCTCCCCACTCATGCAGCTCATCGCAAACGAACAGCGACGGAAGACCGCCTTCGTTCGTGCCCGCAACGGCGGCTACACGGAACACGCCACCCTGTCGGCCATCGCCAAAGGATGTCTTCGTGTCGTAGACCTCAAACTGGCCGCACAGCGGAGCTTCCTTGACGACGTTGTCTTTGCCGCCAACGGAGATGGCGAACGCGTTGTACAGCAAGTCAGCTTGATCCCAGGAAGCTGCCGCAATAGGGATGTTCGGCGACAGTGGTGCGATGCCGTGAACCCGACCATCTTCGTCGCGGTACTGTGGTGGACCGGCAAACTCCAGGGCGACAATCCCGGCGACGAACTGGGTCTTACCGTCGCCGGATGCCGCACCCCTCAGCCCTTCCGTGTAGCGCCACCATCCACATTGATCACAGTGCTCATACCATTTGTATAGGAACCGCTTTTGGTCCCGCCTAAGCTTGAATGGCTGCCCTAGAAAGTCGCCTTCGCCGAGGATGAGGTTATTCTCAATCCACTCGACAGCGGCCGGTCCCTCAGTAGGCCACAGTTCGCCATCTTCGGGACTCCAGCCACAGTTCTGACAGGGCAAGCTCATTAGACGTCCACTATTCTCATTTTTCCTATGACCATCAACAGATCATTAGCAGCCGCGCGAACGATAAACTTTCGACCGCCATGTTCATGGGTTCTAATCTTATTTTCTGCTGCGAGCCTTCCAAGGAAATCTCGGTCTACGTTTAGCCGTTCAGCTAACACCGCAATCCCGACGCAGTTGCAAACGCGCCTGTCGTCCGTATTCATTTATAAGCTTACCTTCGGTGCGGGTGACAGGATTCGAACCTGCGACATCTGCATCCCAAATGCAGGACTCTAAACCAAACTGAGCTACACCCACCACATAGCGCGTTTCCATCGCCGCTTTTCTACGCGTTTCATTTGTCGTGTAGTCTTACCGATATCAACGCAATCGATACCAGGCTTCGCTTTGCAGATAGGACACCACGGCGAGCGAACTTTGCCCAGCATCTTATTCGTCGTCATCAAGCCTCGGATCAACGATCTCCGAACTAATCTTCTTGGTCGCGGGCGCCGACTGCTTGGCTTGCTCGTTGCGAAGCTTCGTATGATCTGCTTCTTGCCGAACCAGTGCGATACCTAGTGCAGCACGGTTGCGTGGGCCGACGCCTAGTTGTGCCTCATCGGCCCTAATGGACACTTCGAGCTTCATCGCCTGATGCAATGCGGGATTCGGGGTGATCTTCTCGATATTCCCATCTTCGTCGCGCTCGATGATCTCAGGCATCTCGTCATACGACTGTAGAAGCTTTTCGTAGCGCTCGACATTGGACAGCCAACGTACGACTAGATACTCTTCGCTTGGGTACACCAACCCGCTAACAACATCGGACCAATAGGACACCCACCATTTCGCCTTACGGGTGTTGGCCCATCCTAGCGGCAGAGTTGGAATCTTATCTCGCTCTTTGGGTACTAGCTCCACTTTCCTGCCATTGCGCGGGTTTACCGTAGTTCCGGCAGGCTTCTTGTATCGTGGCATTTTCTGATCGTCTCCAACTTGACCACCTTGCCTACCCGCCACTCCATTATGTATCTATACGCGCGAGACGAATTGCACGACTTGCATGCAGGAAGTAGGTTTCCAATGAAGTTTGTCCCGCCGCGCGAAAGTGGAATAACGTGATCCACTGTTGTAGCCAATGCGGGGCAAAATGAGCACGATTTTTGTTGCGCCTTCCACCTGTCCAATAATCTGCGCCGTTGATTCTCGCCCAGTCCATCGGTACCCCGATCTAGTCTCCTGCGCCTCCCCTTGCGGGTCTTTTCATCTAGATAGTCGATACCTGTTTGCTCAAGATGGTAGTAGCTACCACATGCCGGGGAACAGAACCCGGCAATGCCCCCATTGGTGACTATTGCATTTCCCCCACACCGCTTACATGTGATCTTGCGCAGTCCTCTATGCTCATCGCAGGTCTGAGCATTTCTCCCACGTCCGGTCTGCGCGAACTCCTGGTCACACACTTGGCATACACGGCGGCGCACGAGCCGTGTGGAATACCGACCCTTGTATTCCCTGTTCGCCAACCGGCAGTCTTCACACCGGCAGCCGCGACCCAAGTACGCGTAAATCGTGCCATGCCGGATTTCTTTACCCAAAGGATGCTTGTCCAATTTTGATACCATCAAATAGTGCTAGGAGTGCTATAGATGCCACTAGATCACGATCTTCAAAACCGCAGGTCAGAGC